CGCTGACCAACCAGGCCCGCCTGTTGGCCGTGGCGCTCACCCAAACCGCCCTGGTGCCCACGGCCACCCAGGCGCGCGCGCTGCGCGATGCCTTGCTGGCCCAGATTGACTGGGAGCTGGAGTTGGGCGACCCGACTTACGATGTAACCGCTACGCTGGCCCAGGTGCGTGCTGCTGTGGTGCGTGATGTGGCCACACGCAGCGAATACCTGCTGCGCACGGCCACCTATACGCCGCTGGCCGTGCTGCCAGCCGTGGTGCTGGCGCACCGCATTTACCAAGATGCCACCCGTGCCGACGAGCTGGTTTTGCGTAACGGCGTGGCGCACCCGGCCTTTGTGCCGGCGCAAGTTCTGGAGGTGCTGGTGTGACGGCCCCCAACGAATGCATTTTGAAGGTGGACGGCAAAAACTACGCAGGTTGGACGCGCCTGGAGGTGCAGCGCAGCCTGGAGCAAATAGCCGGGGGCTTTGTGCTGCAGCTCACCAGCGCTTACCCCGGTGCCGATACGCCGGTGGGGCTGGCGGCTTTGCGCGAAGGCCTGCCCTGCGAGGTGTGGCTGGGCGATGACCTGGTGATCAGCGGCTATGTGGACGAGCTGGAAACCGACGACGCCGCCACCAGCAGCAGCCTGCGCTTGAGTGGCCGCGATAAAACCGGCGACCTGGTGGACTGCGCCGCCACCCACAAAACTGGCCAGTGGCGCAACGTGCGGCTGGAGCAGTTGGTGCGAGACATTTGCACGCCCTTTGGCATACAAGTAGCGCTGCAAACCGGCCTGGCCACGGGCGACGTGTTCAAACGCTTTGCCCTCGAGGAGGGTGAGAAGGCATTCGATGCGATAGACCGGGCCTGCCGCCTGCGGGCGGTGCTGGCCACCAGCACGCCGCAAGGGCACCTGCTGCTCACCGTGGCCAGCGCCAGCGAGAGCGGCGTGGCCCTGGTGGAGGGCGTGAACATGCTGAAGTTTAACAGCCGGCACAGTTGGCGCGAGCGCCACAGCGTGGTAACCCTCAAGGGCCAGGTGCCGGGGGATGACAACGAAAACGGCGCTGCCGCCGCGCACCTGAAGGCGCTGGCCACCGATGCCGAAATAAACCGGTACCGGCCCTTGGTGGTGGTGGCCGAGCACGGCACCAGCGCTAAAAGCCTGGCCGAGCGCGCCGCCTGGGAGGTGAAGGTGCGCATGGGCCGGGGCAAACGCGGCGGCTGCACGGTGGTGGGCTGGCGCACCGGCTTGGATGGCCAGCAAGGCCCGCTGTGGCAGCCCAACACCCTGGTGCAGGTAACCAGCCCGCGCATGCAGGTGGACTTGCCTTTGTTGATTGTGAGCTGCGCCTACCAGCTCACCGAACAAGGCCGGGTGACCGACCTCACCTTTGCCCGCCCCGAGGCCTTTGCCCTGGTGGCCGGCATTGGGGCCAGCCGCCTGAACGCCAAGTTAAACGACAAAACCCAGCACGAGAAAAAGCAAAAGGGCGACGGCTTTGTGCCCAGCTGGGCCATCACGCCGCCCAACCCGCGCGATACGCGAGGTGCGAAATGAGCGAACGATTGATGGCGAGAGTGCGGGGCATGGTGAGCCGTGCCGTGGTGGGCTTGGTGAATGATGTTTTAAAAATGCAGGGCGTGCAGATCACCCTGCTGGCCGACCAGGTGGCCGATGATGTAGAGCATTTTCAGCATTACGGTTTTACCAGTGTGCCGCTGCCCGGTGCCGAGGGCATTGCTTTGGCGGTGGGCGGCAACACCGGCCATACGGTGCTGATTAACGTAGACGACCGTCGCTACCGGCTCACGGGGCTGGCCAGCGGCGACGTGGCGCTGTATGACAACCGGGGGCACAAGCTGCACTTCACCAACGCGGGCATTGTGATTGATGCGGCCATGCAAGATGTAGACATCATCAACGCCACGCGCTTGAAGGTGTATGGCTCGATTGAAGCCACCGGTGAAATTAAAGACAAGTGCGAGCTGCCCGATGGCCGCTCGATGGCCCAGATGCGCACCAGCCATGCCGCCCACACGCACACCAGCGCTGCGCCGGGCTCTCCCACCAGCGCACCGATTGAGCCGTTGTGATTGAAGCGGTTTAGAAGCCACACCCCCCCCAACTAAAGACACTCGCACAATGGACTTGGCCCTGACCTACAACACCACCCTGGCGGCGTTCGATGTGAGCCTGGCCGGGGCCGACCTGGCCACCACCGACACGCTGGCCAGCGCGGTGCTGGTGTCGCTGTTGTGTGACCGCCTGGCCGAACCCTACGAGGTGCCAAGCGGGCAAGACCGGCGTGGCTGGTGGGCCGATGCCTACCCTGCCCAAAGCAGCACAAGCCGCAACAGCACCCATTTAACCGGCAGCGGCCTGTGGCTGCTAGAGCGCGAGAAGCAGCTGCAAAGCACCGTGCAGCGCTGCAAACACTATTGCGAAGAGGCGCTGGCCTGGTTGGTAGAAGACGGCCTGTGCACCGGCGTAACCGCCACCGTGTTTGTGCCCCGCATCGGCTGGCTGGTGGCCATCATCGTGCTGACCATCAACGGCCAAAGCCGCCAATACCGTTTTGAATTTGACCAGGCCGCCCAAGTGTGGGCGCTGGCAGGGGAGCAGTTTTAAATGCCGATTAACCGACCCGACACGCCCAGCCTGGTTTACCTGGGCTCGCTTGAGCTTGAGAGCCGCCTGCCCGGCGTTTTGGCGCTGGCCCGCAACAGCGTGGTCGGCGTGCTGAACAAGGTGTTCGCGGCTGCTTTAAGCAGCCTTTACCAATACGCCGATTACCTGGCCGCACAGTGGTGGCCCGACCGTGCGGCGGTTGAAAATTTGGCCGAACACGGTGCCCGCTGGGGGGTGCCGCAACTACCGGCTGCGCAAGCGGCAGGTGGGGTAATGTTTACCGGCACCGATGGCGCCATCATTCCGTTGGGCACGGTGGTGCAGGCTGTTGATGGCACGCAATACGCCACCACCTTGGGTGGGGCCATTGGCGGCGGCGTGGCCAACCTGACGGCGCAGGCCTTGCTGCCAGGGCAGGCGGGCAATGCCGAGATGGGGGAGCTGCTGGCGCTGGTAACCCCGATTGCCGGTGTAGATGCCAACCCAACCGTGTTGGACGCGTTGACAGGCGGTGCCGACGTAGAAGATGCAGAGGCCTGGCGCGCGCGCATTTTGGCGCGCATTCGCAAACCGCCGCAGGGCGGCTCGTACAGTGACTATTTGGCCTGGGCCTACAGTGTGCCGGGCGTAACCCGCGCCTGGGTGGAGCCGCTGGCCTACGGCACCGGAACGGTGGTGGTGCGCTTTGTGCGGGATGACGACGTGGGTGGCCCCATTCCGGACGCGGGCGAAGTGGCCGCTGTGCAGGGTTACCTTGACATGGTGCGCCCGGTAACCGCCACCGTTACCGTGCTGGCCCCGGTGGCCACGCCGCAAGACTTCACCATTGCCCTATCACCCGACACCGCCGCCATACGCACTGCCGTGCAGGCCGAGTTGGCCGATTTGTACACCCGCGCTGCGGTGCCGGCCGGCACCATGCTGATCAGCCAGCAGCGCGAGGCCATCAGCATTGCCACCGGCGAGGTCGACCACGTGATGACCGTGCCTGCGGCCAACCAAGACTATTTGACGGGCGAACTGCCCACCCTGGGGGTGATTACATGGGCCTGATGCCATGAGCCTGGGCGTGCCCACCACGCTGGAAGCCTGGCGCAGCGCCTTGCAAGCGTTGCTGCCGCCAGGGCGCGCCTTCACGCGGGAGCCCGGCAGCACACTGGCCAAGCTGCTGGAGGCCTTTGCGGCGATGTTCAAGGGCACACAAGACACGCTGGATGCTGTGGCGCTGGAAGCCGACCCGCGCCAGGCTAGCGCGTTTGGCATGCTGCCCGAGTGGGAGCGGCTGCTGGCGTTACCGGATCTGTGTTACGAGCCCTTGCGGCAGACACTGGTGCCCGGTTTGTACTGGCCTGACGCGGTGACAATTTTGGATTTTGACCGTGCCAGCACGGCTTGGCGCTTTGATGTAAATGGCCTGCTGGTGGCCGATGCAGCCAATGTACTGAGGTTTGAGCATGACCTGACTGCGCCGGTTGGCCAAACGCGCGGCCGCAACCACTTGGCGTGGTCTGACGCGCTGCAAAACTGGACGCCCTACAACGATGTGGTGGTGCAGGATGGCGCGTTGCCGCACCCTTCGGGCAGCGCGGGCGCGTTGGTGCAAAGCGGGTTTTCGACCAATGATTTCATCAAGTTGGGCCATGCCTTGCCAGCCGGGCAACTGGTGTGCTTGAGCGCTTCGGTGCACGGGCGTGATGCGGTGCACAGCAAAATCAAATTGCAAAACGCGGTGGTGGGCCTTGATGTGCGCCTGGACTGGACAGGCGAAGAATTGACTGCTGTGGTGGTGCTCACCGGCATTTCTGCCGACTTTGTGTATGAGGGCGATGGCTGGTACCGGGTGTGGGCTTTTGTGGTAACCACCGAGGCCGACCAGTGGGTGCGTCTTTACGGAGCAACGGGTGCCAACAACCAGGGCGCGTACTTCACCCGCGTTCAACTTGAGCGCAATGTGCTGACCGCGCCGATCTACACGGCCGGCGCGGCGGTGAGCCGATTTGCGGCCTTTGGGCCGGCACGTTACGAGGTAGAGCAAGAGGCCGAAAACCTCTTCAAATATTCACAGAACCCGGATGACGCTTATTGGGGAAAAACGCGCTCCAGCGTGAGTTCAAACCTGTTGTATGTGCATGACTTGTTCGGCGGGTTGGCAGCGGCCAAACTGGTGGAAGATGCTACTGCTGCCGACACGCACGCCCGCGTAAAGAGCCTGCCGGTGATTGCTGGCCAGACTTATGTGTGGTCGGAGTATGTGGAGGCCGATGGCCGCAGCACCGTGGCATTGCGGTTCTCGTCGGTCGGTTTTGGTGTCACATCGACCGTACACTTTGACCTGACGGCGGGTGTTGTATCGCAAGTATCCGGTGTGCCATTGGTTCATGGCATCTTGCCCGCGGGTGAGGCCGGGCGCTGGCGGGTGTGGGCCGCGATGGTGGCCACGGCAACGGCCACGTCGCAATTTTTTCTGTATCTGGACGATGGCCCGTTGGGCAATTTGACGTATGACGGCGATGGCGTTTCAGGCGTGTTGCTGCTCGGCGCGCAAATGGAGGCTCGCGCTGGCGTGAACCTGGACGGCCCCAGCAGCCTGGTGCCGACCGACGCCACCACCGTGGTGCGCGACGCAGACGTTGCCGTGGTGAGTGTGGAGCGCAGCGAGCAAGACCGCCGCACCCAAGCCTTTGCCCGCCTCACCGAACAAGGTGGCCAAAGCCGCCAGTACTTTATTGACCTGGCCGCCGCGCTGGGTGAGCCGGGTTGCACCATCACCGAGTTCCGCCCCATGCATTGCAATAGCGATTGCAACGACGCGTTGTGGAGCGAGGCTGACATTTTTACCTGGCGCATGAACATACCGCACAGCAACGCGGGCGCACGGCCCATGAACTGCAACGACGACTGCAACGACCCGCTGGACTTGGGCGGCGAATCACCCTTTGCTTGCCCGATACGCGAGCGCTCACCGGCGCACACCACGGTGCTGTTTGCCTACAGCGCCTGAACTTTTTTAATGAGGATTTAAAACATGGATCGCATCAACACCGCCACCAAAGCCGTTGACCTGCACGGCGCTGGCAAACACGGCTGGAAGAACAGCAACGCCACCCTGGGCACGCCGCCCACAGACTTCAACGCCGAGTGGACAAACGGCGTGCAGGAGGAGCTGCTCAACATAATTGAAGCGGTGGGCCTGGTGCCCGCCATTGCCACGCTGACGCAGGTGCGCCAGGCTGTGAAGCGCATGGCCGGGGCCAACCTGCGCACCATCACCGTGGTGGGCCCCACAGCGCTGACGGCAGACGATGCGGGCGTGGTGCTGATCGATGCCACGGCCGACAACGTGACAGTAACGCTGCCCGCGGCCAATGCGGTGGCCGGTGTTCCTTTGAGTTTTGAATTTGTGCGGTTGGATGCTACCGCCAACACGGTGACAGTCAACCGGGCCGGTGCCGATACTTTTGTGGGCGGGGCGACCAGCTTCACGCTGACGGAGCGAGGTGCCCAGCGCACGGTGGCGGCGGATGCGGTCAGCAAATGGGCCACGATAGCAAGTTCAAATACCGGCAGCTTGCTGGCAGGCAACGGCTACCAGCGGCTGCCCAGCGGATTGATTGTGCAGTGGGGCACTTCAGGCTCGATTGCGCAGGGCACTTCCGGGTCGATTACTTTCCCAATTGCATTTCCGGTCGAGTGCGTCGGCGTGTACCCAACGATCTACGCACAAGTTAGTGGCACGACCAATGCTTGGAGCTTTGGCTCGTCGAACTTTTCGACAAGCGGCGCGACGCTATGGAAC